CGCCGATGTGGACGCCGTTGTCAGCGTGGGAGAAGTACAGCCCCATCCACTCCCCGGTGTCCCACATGCGCTCGAAAGCGGCTTGCTGGTCTGCTGGGACGGGCTGTAGGGCGTCGCCGTTGTAGACCACGAGCCCGCCCCAGCACGTCACGGCGATACATTCAGCGCCAGCTACGAGGCGGTGAGACTGCGGCCCTGCAAAGGTCTGGCGGGTGATGATGGGCCACCCACCTCCGGGAGAGCGTATTTTCAGGACGCCGTTTTCAATCGAATAACATGGGCTGGGATCGGCGCAGTTCTGACCGTCCACAGCAGGACCGGGGAACGTGCCGAACGCGTACTGCTCGGGCAGGTCCACGACCGGGGGAACGTCACCGTTTATGGATAGTCCGAGGCCCAACGTGGACTGGGTGAGGTCGAGGGCGAAGGCCTGAGCACCGGGGCGGGTAATGGGCTGGACCGGGGGCGCGGGGGTTTGTCCCCCGCTTGAGCAAGCTGTCAGCAAGAACAGTGCGAGGCAGGCCGCTATCCACACTTCAATCTCTCCGACCATATGACGGCGTAATCCATCATCCACCGGGTTTTGTCCGTCAGGTCAGGGGCTGGTATTGCCAGGCACACCCGGCTTGGCTCCATACTTGGCCTGAAGTCGTGCCCACACCCGCTCACGCTCATCGTCAGTAATAGGGCTGCGAACAGCTTCGATGGTGTCGAGCGTCTTTTGCGCGTTCTCATTGGAAGCCTCTGCCTTCCCGGCGTCGATCAATTGGCGGTCTTTGAGGAGCCCGAGAAGTTCCCCGAGCGCGACAAAGACCGCCTTGATGAGGGCTATCACTTGGGCTGCTCTGGAACCTTCACGCCCAGGCTCGCGAGGGCCGACTCAACCTTGGCAAGGATTTCGTCGTCCTTCTTGGTCGGGGTCAGGGCAACAACGCCGTGAACCGCGGCCACAACGAAGCCGAGGACGCCGAGAATTTCAGCCCAATGGGTCGTGACGAAAGACATGATTTACGCTCCTGTGTATGTGGATTTGGGGCGGAACTGGATGTGCAGGTGATCGCCTTCGTATTGGACGAAGTAATCCGGCCCTAGCCGGTCCTGCATGGCCTTCAAAATCAGCGGGATTTTGTCGGTGGCGAGATTGTTGGTACGAAGATCCACGGCATTGCCGTCATAGTGAAATGAGTAATCAACGTGTTTGCCGTCGATTCCCGCCGTGATGACAAGATCAGCCGAAAATTCACGATAGACCTCTTGGGCAACCATGACCGCCAGGAGGATCGGAGAGCTAAGCCCAAAGACCCGGACACCGGACTTGATAGACAGGCTCATGGGCGCACCTTCTCCTTGAGGTAGCCGATATCGTTCTTCATCACGGCGATATCGGTTTTCATGGTCGCGGTATCATCGACAAGCTTTGCCAGAAGGGTGACGACATTCGCGCCAACCCATGCCGCCGCCGGTCCCGCGATGGCCAGAAACGCAAGCAGCGCGTATTTTCTCAGCACACCTTCTGCCGCGCGCTTGGAAGCCTCAGCCATTGCTCACCTATGATAATATTTTATCTGCTCGCTGTTGAGTGATGAGCCCCTCGGTGACCATGCTCTGCACTGTCAGTTGCAACGTAGTCTTGGGGGTGCCGTCCTCGTTTTCGGCGTTGGTTTCTAACCATGTGATGTTCAGCCACACGGTTTGGTTCGGGTGATCGCAGGCGAAGAATGTCAGCTTCTCGTTACTGGTGAGTTTTGTTTCCAGTGTGGGGTTCTGGATCACAACGCCGATAATTTGGCCATTTTCATAGATAATGTTCACAGCATCAGCCCTTCAACCAATCAACCAAATCGCCGGGATACCGCCAACCCCCGCACTTGAATTGGGGCGGCTGGAAAATGACGCATTAGGCGCAACGGCGGGTGACGGGGCTGCGCCATATGCCGTGTCAACGTAATGGGCACTTGTATGCAAATCACCCGTTCCCCCCGTGACCGGGGCGGTAAAGGTTCCAAGGAAGCTAGACATGCCGGGGCCAACGCTGAAGCCAACCAGCGTTTCATAACCATAAGGAGCCATTACCTCCATGGATGCCGACGAATCGCCCCAAACGGCTATCCAATACATTCCCGGATTTGCTGCCCAGGATGAGCTGAGCGTTCGCAATGCCGCCGCGCCAGTTAATGTAATTTCTCCGAAATCATTCACCAGAACTCCGGGACCACCTATCGCGCCATTGTCCGCAAACACCATGATGCGGAATTTCTTGCCGTTATCCGCAGCACCAGAGTTGAACAGGCAAGCGCCGGAAAACGTATGGCTCGAAGAAATGGCAAGCGGCACGTACCAGCATCGGTTTGCCGCGGTCGTGTAGGCCGCGTCTTTCTGGTAATAGCCAATCGGCATGTAATATGCGTTTGTTATGTAGCCGGGCGGGTTTTGGTTAGCGAACCAGCCTGAACCTTGGGGAAATGCGACCATTTATGACCACCCTACGGTGCTGGAATAGGTTTGGATGACGGTTTGATTGGGAGCTATCGCGATGGTCTGTGACACGCCGTTGATGGTGCCGCACAGAAGCGGCGCGTATGGGCCGTAGCAGGCAAGGATAATCACATCGCCCGCAGAGCCTGTTGGCTGCTGCACGGCGTTTGACTGGGTGTAGTTCTTGAACCGGTAGCGGGTGTTGACCGCCGCGACGAAGGACGAGGTTTTCAACCCGCCATCAGCCACGCCATAAAGCGATGACGGCGGATTGGTGATTTCAAAGGACGCGCCCGTGTAGATCACGTTGCGGATCGTCCTGACGCCGATATCCCCCAGGGACAGCGTTGCCCCGCTGTTTTTGGTCAGGGCCTTCGCCCCGAGGCCCGAGATATTGAGGGTCGGCCCGGTGCTGGTGTTCGCCACCGAGAACATGAGCGCAAAGCCCTGGCCCGTCAGGTAGGCCGTCAGCGCAGGGCTAGGACTGGCGGTGTAAACGTCCCCACCGCCGGTAACATCGACGTATTTTCCGTCATTGTTCTGGAACTGCTTGAGCTGCATGGCGTCGGTCAGGGCGGTAGCGGCCCCAAGCCCCGTCAGCCGGAAGTTCCCCATGGGGATATTCGCCGTGGGCGGGGATTGCCCGTCGCGGGTTATGCAGGTGGATAGGCCCGTGGCAATGCCATCGTCCTGGGCATCCATGCGGTCAGCACGGATTTTGATCCCATTTATCTTGTCCTGGGTCCAGTTATAGACGTTTGTGAAGACCCCAGATCCGTTGAAGGGCATCTCAGAACCCCCTATAATTGCGGGTCATGATTTTCCTCCTGAACCTGATCACCTTTTGCTGCCTTCTGGCGCTCGGCTTCCTGTTCAAGACCATTGAATGGGTGTGGGGCCAGGAAACCGTGATCGTGTTCTCACTCGGTTGGATCGCGGCGACGGTTATGTGGCAGTGTGCGCACCGCATGCGTTATGGCCTCTGGTTCGATCCGCCGGACATCAGCGGCGAGAGTAGTGGGCCGGGCAGTCGCGCGGCGGCGCCGAGCGCCCTCGCCGGCGGTACGCCGAAAATCAGTCCCGGGGGTGCTTTGCCTCCGCCCGCGATCAAGCCCTGAAGCTTGTTCACCTTGGCGGTCTGCGCCATCGGCTCCGCGTAGGTCGAAGCCATCTGGATGCCGCGCCACGGGATCAGTTTGAGCGCCTTTTCCAGAAGGCCGGTGTGGGCGATGTCCACGATGGCCTTCTGTTCTTCAGGCGTGTAGCGGTTGAACTTGGTGGGGTTGCGAACGATGGCCCGAAACTGATTTTTTACCCAGTTCGGGTCGCTCAGATTTTCGCCAGTGTCCACGATGCGCTCAATGTCGCGCAGCTTCGAGTGGGTTTTCCACAGGTCGCGCGCAGCGGTCAGCGAATCAACGGCCGCGCGCTCATCCCCGCCAGCGATGAGGTCCGCCGGCTTAATTTGGTCGATAAAATCGTCAATTTTGTTCGTGATGGCGCCGGCCAGGCGGGCGTCATTCAAATCCTTCGACAGACTTTCTCCGCTCGCGACGGAACGCAGCCCATCGAGAAAAGAAAGGGTCATCGGGCCTTTGTCAGCCTCGGTTTGAAGCATCTTGATCAGCTTGCCGGCGTTCTCGTTGACCACCGGGTGGAAGCCTTTGAGTTGGCCGGGCAAGTCCGCTGCGAATTTCTGCATGGCCTGAGGAGAGATGACGACGCCTGCGTCCTCTGACGCCTTGTAGGCCGCCTGAGCAGCCTTTTTAAAGTCATCGGCCGTCCCCGCGCCGGCGGCAGCGCCGTCACGGAACATGCCAACTGCACCCTTGAAGGCCTTGGCGCCGGCTTCCGTGACCGCAGGAAGCGCCACGCCCAGAGCACCACCCGCCGCCGCACCCTCGCCTGTTGATTTTGCAAGGTCGCCCACAGACGGCAGGCCGCCATCCTCGCTCTCAGCGCCGGCGGCTCCCACCGCCGCGCCCTGGGCCGCGCCTTGCGCGCCATACTGCAAATACCGCGGCACTTGGCCCAACATGCCGAGGCCCTTATCGACCGCGCCGGCGATGCCGCGATAAATCGGGCTCACCACACCCCCGGCGATTTCGCCGCCGTAGGCGCGCACGGGGTTTTCCTTACGGTAGGCGGCGTTGTCCTGGCGAACCGATTTCAGGGAGTCATTGAAGCTGGTGTCGTGTCCGGTCACTTTGTCCGCGAGATAGCGGCCGGCGCCGGCGGCGTAATCGCTAAGGCCCGCAGTCAAGCCACGGGTCACCATATCCATCGCGCCGACGCCCGGGGATTGGGGGGCTTCCGGCGTGGCAGCCGGAGCCGCATCGATCAGGCCGCGCTTGCGGGCTTCGGCCATCAATGGGTCCTCGTCGGAGGCGATCAGGCCGCGCCTTTTCGCTTCTTCCAGGAGAGGGTCGCTCATTGGCCCTTACTCCGTGCGGCTAGAGCGGCGCGAATTTCATCGTCCGACATCTTGGAATAATCGGTCGGGGAGCCGGGCACGGTCGGGACGCCGGCGCCGATCTGACGTTCTGCAGCAGAAATCGCACTGGGGATCAGGGACCCACGTTTGGTCATGGCCCAGGCCTTGGCGGCCTCAAGCTTTGGCAGGAGCTGTTCCAGTGTGTCATTCGGACCGGGCGCAAAGGTGTTCGCGCGCACGTTTTCGCCGGCACTCAGGGCTGCTCCGTAGAACTTGTTGATGACCGCGGCAGCCTCTTGGGCAACCTGGGCACGGACAGTGTTTTCTTCCGGCGTGAAAACCGCCGTGGCCATCTGGTCCCCAATGAAAGGCACATGGCTGCGGGCGCGGGCAGAATTGACCTTGTCGGCGCTGAAAGCTCCGGGATTGGCCTTCACCACGCCCATGATGCGGTCGGCGTTGCTGATGTCCCCGATGATGCCCCGCCCTGCCTCCACGTCCTTGTTGAAGTCCGTCGCCGGAACCAGGTCTTTAGGGTCGATGGCGTTCTCACCGTCCACATAGGTGTTCGACATCGGACGGAACTTGGCAGGATTGCCGGTCACACGGCTGACGTAGGGGGTCGTCTGCGGTCGATCCTTGGAATCGTCAGCTTCACGCTTGCGGGCTGCTTCCGCCACGGCGCGAGCTTCAGCCGCGGCGTCGGTGTAGAGAACTCCGCCTTTATCATCGACCAGGTTGTTGCCTACGACGTGCGGCGCACTGGGCTTGGGCGTTTCGGGCGGCGCCTCAAATGCGGTCGTGATCGACCCATCGGGATTTTTCTGCGGAATAACTTCACCGCGCTTGGCGGCAGGCAGGATTTGGGGCTGGCTCGCGGCTTTGGTCGCGGCCATCTGCTGCTGGATCATGGGCAGCGCTTGCATTTTCAGCCGGTCGGGCACGCCCTGCATGAGCGCGGCGAGTTGCAGGTTATCGGGCGCATTGCCCTGCGGGGTTTTCTGCGGGCTGAAGATTTGGCTTTCGATGGAGGACTGATCCTCAGCTACACCGCCGCCGCCAAGCTTCTGAAACGCGGTCGCGGCGGGCATGGGAGCCGTGGCGCCGCCCATAGCTTCCGCCAGGGACTTGTAATCCCCGGCCTGCTGGACCTGCTGTTTCTCACGCGCCTTCTTGCGGAGATAAGCCTCACCGATTTTCGACCCAGCCTCAGCGATGCCCTGGCCGATGGAGTACACCGGCCCCTGCTCGCGCCCGAATAGCTCCGCAAGGTCGCGGTCTGTCATCCCGGCGTCGGGAACGGGAGCGGCGTAGGCCTTCGCCAGTTCGGCGTACTGCTCGGGGGTGTAGGCCTGGGCGAGGTTGCGACGGAGTGCCATTTAGCCCCACTTCCCGATAGCTGCGCCGCCGAGACTTCCGAGACTTCCGAAGATGCTCCCCAATATCCCGGCGCGCGCCGCTCTGGTGGACGAATAGTTATTGTTCGCCGTCCCCACCAAGTTCGGGGATGCCTGTGACGGCTGATACTGCGTCGTCGGCTGGAAGGTCGGATTGCTCGGGCTGATGGGCGAGCCATTGAGGAACGCCGCCAGCTCGTTGAAATTCTGCGTGCGGTTCTGGATGTTGTTGCCCTGGCGCCGCTGGTATTCGCCCTGGTTGTAACCAGCAACCTGCATGCCCTGATTGAAGTTCTGCGAGAGGGCGCTGTTGTTAAGACCAGCCAGGGACATGCGTTGATTAAATGTGTCGTTGTTGGCTTTATTGGCCTGGTCAACGATCTGCATACCCTGCTGGAAGTTCTGACCAAGGGCGTTGTTATTGAGCTGCGCGTTATCAAGCGACTGCCCGAAGTCCTGTGCCTGCGCGGAATTGTAGAAGCCGGAGCGACCCAAGGCTTGGTCATAGGCTTGGCCCTGCGCCTGATTGCCGAACTGCGCGCCGGCCAACTGCTCGCCAAACAATCCCTGCTGGACGTTGAAGCCCTGCGTGGTCGCGGCGTTGCGGGCACCCTGAAGGGTCTGTTGGCGCTGCTGCTGCAATTCGCCCTTCGCCTGGTTCCAAGCCTCGGAGCCTTCCGGGATGCCCTTGGCGGCTAGATTGGCCTCGAGGCTGCGGTCCTGCTTGGCGAAGTCCTGGTCAACGTACTGGGTCTGGGTGCCATAGACCGCATCACCCGCGTCTTTGATCTGCTGGGCAAAGTCCATGTTACCCAAGGACCGCTGCGGACCACCTACATCATCGAAGCCGTAAGTAACGTCATTCTTGGCAGACGCGCTGCGCTGTAGTGGCGTGTTCCATGAAGAATCGCCCGTCCACATGGGCTGTACCCATGAGGAATTCCCGCGCTCAAGCGGCGTATTCCAGGAAGCATCGCCGTAGGCGTTTGGGTCAGCGTCGGGTGTGTAGCCGTTTTTGGGAATCTGCCCCAACCGCGAGAGGGAGAGGTCTGTCAGCCCCTGCGTAACGCCCGTTTGCCCGGTGAGGATTTTCTGAAGCTCGGGCGAGAGCGTGACGTTTTGAGTGCGGGGGTTGTTCGGGTCGTCATATGAACCGGTGTAGCTCAGCGACCCGAACGGGTTGTTCTGGTTGATCTGGTTATATTTGGTAGTGTCCTTGATGGCAGCCGAATTCACGCCGACCTGCGCCATGGCGGTCTGGTACGGATCGGGCGCCTGCGGTGCGCTACCAAAACAGCCCATTTATGCTGCCTTCGCCTTGTAGCTCGCGGGAACGTGGATGAACGCACCGCCGAACTGCTGCATGTGCTTGCGGAACCACCGCAGCTTGAGCGCGGTATCCACCTGGGAGGCCATTTCAACGACGAGCGGGATGCCCTTGATGTTCGCGAGTTCCTTGGCGGTCGCCAGGAGCTTGGACGCATGACCCGCATTTTCGCCGGACTCGTTTACGTCCGCACGATGGTCGGGATGGATGAAAAACCAGGAGTCTTTCAGCATGTCGTCCGTCGAATACCAAAACTGCCCGTAGTCCAGGCCGATGGACCCAACAATCTTGTCTCCCCTCAACGCGAGGATGCACTGACCTTTGGAGACGATGTTGGTGACGGCGACACGCGCCTTGGCTTCGTTTACGCGCCCAATTCCGATTTCTTGGTGCATGAGCCGGAGAAGTTCTCCCAGCGGCTCAATATCGGCGGGCGTGGCGAGGCGTATCGGCATTATACGATCTCCCCCGGTTCAAACACAATATCCGTCGCGGTCCACTCGATTGTCTCGACGTTCACTGCGCCGGTCATGCGAACCTGTCCCCAGGTTCCGATCCCTGCGGCGGACAGCCAGCGTGGCTGGGCAAATACATCGTCGGCCCAGTAGTAATCATCCCAGGTCGCCACATCCCACTCAGCCAGCGGAATGGGCGTCGGGCTTGGGACGTTCTGCGGAACGAGGTTGGAGAAATCCACATCGATGCCCATCTGCAAGGGCAGGTCGCCGTCAGAAGCGATCTGGGGGCGGAACATCTTGAAATGCTTGAGGCGACCCGGCAGTCCAAACGTGGACGCAGCCTGCTTCACATCGTTGGAAACATCGTTCCCGAGGTCATTGCTCCCGGTTTCAGCCTGGATCACCAGGGAATTGCCGCCGTAGTAGAGGGCGTTGTTGTGGTTCTCGAAGGTGTTGGCCGGCCAGCCCTTGTATCGGCACCATGACCCGGTATCGACGTTCATTACAAACTGCTGCTGGCTTGAATTCGTGGAAATCGGGATGTTCAGGAACAGCATGTTGTCGGGGGTGTGGTAGTGCACCTCCCAACCCCAGTTGTCCCGGTACTGGCGAACCGCGTCGTTGATCGCCTTGGATATCTTCTGGGTGATGTAGCTCTTTTGCTGAAGCGTGCCGTTTACAACAGAGGACATGGGTGCCAGCCCTGCCTCCGTGAACACAACAAGCTCGCTCCCAACCTTGGCGGTCGAGCGGTACGACATGGGCGCGGGCATGTTGTAGATCCCGAGGCGCACCCAATCCGACCCGGTAGGGCTTCCAGGATCGATACCGGAATACACAGCCACCTGCCCACGGTTGGAGATGAAGCAGATCAGGTCGTCCATTCCTGCCCCACCGTCGCGGGTCCAGGTGTCGATGCCGACCAGATATCCCCCACGGTCCATTTGCGAGGACAGGTCAAACGCATGGACCGACCCGCCGATGGCGTTCACGTTGTCGTGGTAGATGAACCGGAGCGTTCCGGCCTCTGTATAGAAAACGCGCCGGTTATAGAGGCACACGTTGGAGGGGGGGATGGTAAACGCTGTGGCCCCAGCGGAGGCCGAACCTGCATACCAATTCGTGCCGTCATAGATTTGGCGGGCGTCCGAGCCATTCACGGCGATCAGGTAGGAACCCCCAGGAGTGCCCACGTTGATATACTGCCAACGGCTATTGGCGAACCCGCTCGCCACGGTGCGCCCCGCGGCGACCGTGCCAGTGTTTCCCACGGTCGTAATATCGATGATGGTCTGGGACGCCGCGCACAGGATTTTGAGCCGCGTTCCCCCCGCATAGGAAAAGATCGTCTCGACCTGATTCGGGAGTGAACTGGCGTAGTAATCTGAACCACGGCGCGTCCTCACCGCCGTGGCCTCGGGATACCAATTCACCATGAACTCGGCGTCGGTAATCTCCATGTTGGCGAGGCCGTCGCGCGCGTTCCAGCCCCCCACCGGAGCGGGGATGCTCCGTGTGGTGGAGACGGGACGGGTCTGAGCGTCTTTGCGGAGGGCGAGACGCATCTATCCGGGCCAATAACCCTCGGGGATGTTCGTCGGGTAAATCTGGTTGGAACCTCCCAGATAGAGAACCGCCGCGCCCCGATTGCCACCAATCTGCGTTTCGATCTGGTTTTCAGCCGTCGCCATATCCTCGGCGTAGGAGAGGCCCTTGGCCTGTTTCCACCGCCAGATCAGGGAGAGCTTGAAAAGCTCTTGAGGAATGACACAGAGGTCCGTGTCGGCTGCGAAAGCGGTCTGCCCGGTGCCGCTGGCGTCGGTGCACCAGTTCCCAGAGATGTAATAGGCCGACATCGTGTGGCCGGATGCGACAGCCGTGGGGCCGATTTTGACCCGCCCGCCAAACACCACGAAATAATAAGGCGGTCCCGCCGCCGCCCCGGCTTGGTCGGTCTGCCACTGCTGCATGGTGCGGGGACCGGCAATCGGCAGGCGTGCGCTCGTATCCCAGAAAGTCTGGTTTACGATGCGGTCAAAATCCGACCCGAAGCAGGACGTAATGGTGCCAACGTCCACCGAGCCGCCCGTGACAAAGGAGGCGTATTTGGTCAGCTCCTGCCACTCATACCGCTTCATCAACTGCCTGCCCGTGGAATTGGCGATGGCGAGCAATTGAAGCACCTGCGCGTCGGTGGACGTAACAACAGCGTTGGGTTGGGTCTGCGAAATCCCAACTTCGTTGAAAACGTCCTGGATCAGGTCAAGGAGCGCCATTAGTGCTGGTGCCCCAATTCAAACAGGGTGGTTTCGCGCTGCGGGCAAGGGATGGCCGTCTCAGGAACCGTCACGGAAACTTCCGCTTCCGGGTGCTCCATCTTGAACGCCAGCCATTCCGCCGAGAACGCGCCCATGTCGTACTCAGTCGCCTGTCTTACGAGGACGCCCCGGTTTCCGAGACTCAGGCGCACCATCGTTCGCCCCTGGTTCTTGAAGAACATCGGCTCTGCCCTCCAACTTTTCGAGACGGGCCATGAGTTCACCCATGCCGGCCTTGAGTTCCTGGTTTTCTTTGACCAGATCGACTTCGACGCGGTTTTTCTGAACATGGATCTGGGCTTTGCGGCGAAGTACGAGGCCGTTGGTGAGTCCGCCGCACTGGCCGTCCGTCGCGTTGGCGAGCTGCTCGACGGTCTGGAAGCCCAGGAACATGAGTTCCTTCCGCGAATTCTGGGAAAGGTCGGTCCAGCTCTGGATGGGCGTACCTTCGGTCGTCGGCTCAACACCGCGTTTGAAGAAATCGTATTCTCGCGGGTACTGCGCCTTGATTTCTTCAGTGACCTTGCCCGAGAACTCCGAGAGCTTGTCTCCCGGCGCGCGGATGCTGACCATCTCGCGCTTGGTCAGGGTACCGTCAGCCCCAAGCCGATCCTCGAGCCAGAAGGTTACGATGTTGCCGCTGCCTTTTGCGGCGGCGCGGAGGTTTCCTTTGTCATCGAAATCCTTGGGCTCGATGCTGTGGCCGTATGACATACATTTGATCCTTTTTTGGCGTGCAGGCCGTACCAGCCTGCGATGCAGGGGAGCATCCCGCTCCCGTGGACGTACATGAACACCTGCTCCATCGCCCCGCGAAAGATACCCATGCTGATATCGTGGATGAGGTTCTGGAATTCGTCGGCCTGCGCGGCCATTGCGGAGTTGGAATAGAACATCTGAATCTGGCCCTCCGGCGTCACCAGCTTGAAGGGCCGAATGTCGTGGATGGTTTCGGGCTTCAGGTAGGCGTGCAGGGAAAGCTTGGCCTTCTCTCCCACGACCGCCGAAATCACCGCCCCAATGGCTTTCCAGGCGTGCATTTTGGGCAGCCCTACAGCCGGCTCAGCCTTTGGCGTGCCGTCAGCCTCGATATCTTCCGCGTCCGCGAACTGGCGGAATAGGTCGTGGATGGCTTGGGTGTCGTAGGAACTGTCAAACCCGAACAGATGAATGTGCCGGTATCCTTGGCGGTATTTAAGGATGACCGAGCGCAGGCCCACGGAACTGGTGCGGGATGCAATCGCCCCGTTCAGTTCTTCTTGGGTCAGGCACATTTCCTCCGCACCGGATGCACGGGCGTGCCAAAGGCGCTTGTCGCTTTTCTCGAATACATCCAGCGTTTCCGGGTGGCACTGAGAGGCAATCTCGTACCGGACGCCCTTGCGCGGGGTGATGTAGGTTTTGACGTTTGGGATAGGGTCCAGAAGCGCCGCTGAGTCCACCCGAATGCCCTTGGTGAACAGCCAGTCGTGGGTGCGGTTGACTGCGTGGATGTGCACACCGCGCTTTTGCAAGGCACGCAGAGCACGGAGGTTCTCGGGCTTGGCAAGCGAGGGACCGCCGCCGCAGATCGCGACCTCGGCCCCGTTTTTTTGCCAGAACTCGTCGTCTCGAACCATCGGCCAGCCCCGCTCTTTAGCTGACTCGATGTGTTCGATCAGTTTCCAGTCCTGGATGCGCCCACCGGTTTTGCCGAGCATATCGCGTAGCTCGACAAATCCGGCATGGCCCTCAACAGGCTTGGGAGCCGGACGGTCGCCACCAGAGTTGGTGACGCGGTATCCGTCCGCCTCCGTGAGCCTGATAGGGTTTAGGGCAGCATCCATAGACCAGTTCCTAGTTACGCAATGCGCGCGGCCTTAAAGACCCAGCCAAAATCACCCGACGCGAACGCCGTGGAGAAGTTGGTGTAGGTCCCGGTAGCGACCGAGCCGACCTGGCCGGTGGGCCAGGAAACGGTGACTTGCGAGTTGGCGAGGATCGCCCCACCGCCCGTGAGGCCCCAGCTCTGGACGTAAACGGCGATGAAGCCGTTGCCGACCAAGCACTGAGTCCCAAGAGCGAATTCTTGCGGGGCGATTTCCGTGGCGTGATTGGTGCGGCGCTGCATGTTGGCGCCGATCAGGTTCCCTACGGAGAAGATGCCGGTATTGCCGGTAGTGGCTGCCATTGTTCTGGCCCTCCCTTAAGTGGTGCTCGAAAGAACGCCCTGCAGGCGACCGTTCGAGAGGGTCATATTCCCCGCGAAGCCGATCAGCTTGACCATGGCGTCCTGGTTCACGGAGAAGCGGTCATCCCCAATCGGCACGAAGTTTCGGTCTGCGTGCGGACGGAAGAAGATGTAATCCGTGTTGAGCATGTACGTGTGGAAGGCAGGGCAGTTCGTACCAACACCGCCGTCGAGGATGACGGGGACGTTGTTGAACATCAGCGACGTGAAGCCGCCCGAGGCTTCGGAACCGCCTTCCTTGGTGAAACGCTGCTGAGCCTGAAGCGCGGACCAGTAGGTCTGGAAGTGGTTGTTGTCCTGGACGATCAGATCCGGGCCATCGTTCCCGCGCACAAGCTGGACCCAGAGGGCCTGCATGGACGAGAGAGCGTTGGTGACGGAGAAGGCCGAGATGGTGCTCGAGATGTTGCGCCAGAACGAGAAGTTGGCGCGGTCGATACCGCCCACAACACCGGTCGCGGGAGCGTCCGCCACCAGAAGCTGCAAGCCGCCGATCTGCTTGGACGAAGAAGTGGTCCCGTTGGAGTACATGTCCAACGTGATGCCGTTCTGCATCGTCTTTTCGCCGTTTTTGACGCGGCTGGAAAGCAGGTCGATCACGGCTTCCGGGCCGGAGTTCATCAACTGTTCCAGACCGGAGATGGACACCGCCACCGCCGCCTGCTTGATGTTGAACTCCGCCGCCGTGAAGGTGTCGGACGGGGAGATGTCCAGCACTTCATAGCCGCTGTAGCGAGTGTAGGTCGCGTTTTCAGCGTATTCGAGTTCCTGAACGATGGTGCGGCCACCGCTGAAGGTCGAGACGTTCCCGCGCGAGCTGAGCTTGCGCAGGATGGCGTTGTTGTTCGTGATGTTGTCCGCAAGCTTTTTGGAGCGGTTGCGGAGGGTAGTCGTTACGATTTCCGAGAGATTGGGAGAAGTCGTCATGTCTCACCTGTTCAAAGGCGAGAGCCACCAGCGAATGAGGCGTAAACCTGTTTGCTGATTTCATCTCGCACAGAACCAGACTCCCCGCCGCCGGTGAACCGGTTGGGCGGATCGCCACCTGTGGACTTGCGAGCGCGTTCGGCGGCTTCCGCTCGCGCGGCTGCCTCCTTTTTCTGCTGCTCCGACTGATCCTTCGCGGCCAGAACACGGCTCCGCACGTCATCGTCAAGCCAGATCGCCTTGTCGTAGGCGGCTGACGCGACTTGCCGTGCGGACCACTCCGGGTGCTCTTTCTTGATGATGGAAAGAAGCGGCCCGATATGTGGGCGAAGTTCCTCAAAGAACGGGCGCACATAGTTTCCCTGTGCATCCGTCTCTTGGGCTACCGAGGCGATTTCTGACGCATCGCGCGCCATGCGCTGTTCGGCTTCAGCCCGTTGGGAGGCTTGCAGTTGGCTCTCAAGTCCGTTGAGTCGCTGCACGAACTCAGGGGGAATGGCCGTCTGTCCGGGCTGTTGGCCCGGTTGGGCGGCTTGGCCCTGCTGTCCAGTGAGCGAACGCAGATCAATCCCGGACTGCTGAGCAAACCACGCGACGAATCCCGGCGGGTCTTGGCTGGCGAAATCGGAGAGGTCGAACATCCGCTTTACAGCGGCGCCGACACTTCCGTAATTCGCCGTCAACGCGCCCCGTCGAGGGCCGATCACGGGCTCAAACTCACTCAGTTGGGTTTCGAGCTGCTTGATCTTGTCGCCATGCGTCCCGGCAAGGGTCGAAAGCTTGGTTTCCTGGGCGCGAATGTATGCTTTCGCGTCCGGGTCCATGCTGGCCCATTTCTGCTTGAGAACTCCGGGTAGGCTCCCTGGCGCTGCGTCGGGTTCGGCTTTCGCCTTGTCCTCGGCCCCAGGTTCAGCCCCATTCAGGGGCTTTTCGGCGGGTTGCTTTGTCTCGGCAGAGGGCTTTTCAGCCGCTTCGAGGCCGGACTTGTCCTTGGTGGGCTTAAAGCGCCCTTTGTCGTCACGGGTTTCCGCGCCGGCAGCCTTATCCAGGGGAGGAGATGATGCGGGGGAGGCATCTGCGGCGGGCGGCGCGGAACTCTTGGCAAGATCGCCCATTTTCCCGGTCGAACCGGGGGACGCCTGCTCAATGGTGGACACAGCGGCCATAAGGTCGCCGCGAATGTCGTCCTTTTCTTCGGCTTGCTGGCCCATTAAGCGGCCTCAGCCGACTTGTGCGCGCCGTGGCTTAACGCCTTGACGGTCAGGCGCACGAACGAAGTCTCGATGATGGGGATCAGGTCGCCAACGGGCTTGTCCTGCCAGTCAGCAGGCAGGAGCGCCGTGGAAATCGCGCCACAATGGAGCGTGCGCCCATCTTCGGATGCCGAAAACGGAGGCAGAAGCCGAGCCGCATTGCGGTACTGGACCGTCGCCGCGATGGTTTCAAGGATGTTCATCTGATCCCCTTGTCTGAGGGGAATCAAACTACGCGCGAGTTTTGTTCCTTCGCAAATCCACGGCGGGTAAAGCGTGAATAACTTTAGAGAATGTCAACGCCGTGCTGGCGGAAGGCGTGCTTGATATCCTCGGCGCGGTCGCGGCGCTGTGCGTAGGTTTCCGGCGCGTCCTTGCGAAGTCCGCCGTACTCGTTGCCTACTTCCGTGAGGCCGTGAGCGCGCATCATGTCGCGCTTCTGGCGCCGCCCGGTGATGGGCTTGCCATCAATCGCCACGTTCAGGAACGGCTCGATATCCTTGATGACCTGAAGCCGCGCTTCCTTGGTGCGGCCACGGTATAGGTGACGTTCCACCAGCTTTTCACCGTCCCACACCCAAGATCCACGCTCAGGAAACTGCGGTAGATGCGTGGCGCGCTTGCTGGGCTTCGTCTGCTTGGGGCCGTGCTTCTTCAGCCAAGCCTCGGCCCTGTCCTTCAGAACCAGGTGGTTGCGGCCTTTGGCGTCTTTCAGGAGTTTGAAGGATTGGCGTGCCATTGCTTCAGGGCCTTTTCTCGGTTGGCGGCGTTTTCGCGGAGCAGTCGGATCTGTTCGACCAAGAGCAGGGCCATGATCTGCATGACCTCCTGCTTGGTGGGTTTCTGCTTCAGGAGGTCAACGATGGAATCCAGATCGCATTGGCTCAATTGCTTAGCTCCATGAGGCGTTGCGCGCCGGCTACAGGCGCGACCTTGGACAGGGCGGAAGCGGCGGCAACGCGGCCTTTATGGGCGTCATTCTCGGCCTTGAGTGCGGCGTCGGCTTGCGCGGATTTGGCGTCCAGGGCGGTCTGTTCCTGCTGCGCCTGCTGCTTGCCGGCCAACTCAGCGCGCTTGGTTTCAGTCTCGGCCTTGACCTTCTCCATCTCGGGATTGGGCGGCGGTCCCTGCTGTTGCTGTTGGGCCAGTTGCCCCTTGAGAGCCTCGACGGTGCGCTCAATCTCGCCCTCAAGCGTGCGCCCTGCCCTGTACCGGCGCGCGGCAAACAGCAGCATTTCACCCATGAGCGGGGCCATGGCGGGCTGTGCCTGAAGCACCGGGCCGGCCTGCTGGATAAACCCCGACATTGCCCCCAGGAACTCGGTGGCGTCCTGCTTGTCCTGCTGCTCATCCATGGCGATGGTTGAATCAGTTTCGATATCAATGGAGAACGAGCGCAGCCGGTCATCCTTAAGCAGCGCCAGGGCGTCCGTGAACACCTTGGGGAACTGCGGCGGGGGCGCGTTGGCGGCTTGCGCGGCCATCGCCATCTGCTGGTCCTCGGGCGATGGCTGGCAGAACTGCTTCGCCATGGTCATGTCCCAGATGGTCTTGGGCTCAAACATCTGCACCGCGCATTCGATCATGATGCGCAGGGCGTCACGGCAGAACCGGGCAACGTCCTGCTGTGTGTCCTTGATGCGGAGGGAGGCAAACTGGCCCTTGATGTTCTGTGCGGTGGCCGTTTCGTTGGGGTTGGACTGGCCCCGGATAATGTCGGCAATGCCGGTGATCTGGTAAATCGTTTGAATAATCTGCTCGCGCATCTGGATCAGGCCTTCCAAGGCCTTTAGCACCAGATCGATGGGCATGAATGACAACGCCCCCTGGATGCCGCCCTTTTCGACCAAGGCCACCCACTGATCCACGGGGTACATCGAATTGTCTGGGACGCCGTTCGGTGACAAGGCGCGACCCAAGGCAGGCGTCCCGGCATCGTAGAAACCCACAATCTTCAGGGCGTCCGTGATCCGGGCAATGCGGTTCGTCACCACATCCAGTTCGTTGGCTTGGTCCTGGTAGAAGATAAAATCCGCAATCGGGATCAGGGTGTTGTTGGTGAGCGTGGCAAACAGCGGCTGCGGGCAAGGCCAAAAGCCCTCGATTTCCACGGCGGGGTCTTGGGTGTCCAGGATGCAGGAGGCCTCGTCCATCCCGGTATGGACCCAATACACCTTTTTGTCGGTGCGGTCGTAGACCATGCGGATGGTGGCTTGCGGGACTACGTTCTGGGTCTTGTCCTTCTGGTCCGTCATCTTCCGGTCGAGCGGGATGCTCTCCCACTTGTCGGGGAAGCGTTCCTTTAGCTGCGGCTGGGCCATGTAGATGTTTTTCCACACCCGCTTGACCTCTTGCCATGTGCGCGCCGGGGAGTGCCCAAAGTCCTTCCAGTCCGTGTAGACCAGCTTTACTTCCTCGTGGATCTTCTCAAGGGCCGTCTCCATCTTGGGAGTGCCGTCCTCGTTCTTGACCGCCTCTCCGGTGTCGGGGTCCACAACAGGCTCGCCGGTTTCCACCTCGTTGCCTTCGGAGTGGTACTCCACCCAGCACGAGGCGCGCCCCGGCAAGAGCCGATCCTGGACAGCCTGCTTGAACACCTCGTTGCAGTTGCCGGTGGCCAGCATGTAATCACCCATGCGCTCAGCGATTTCGCAGGCGATGCGGCCAATGTTGTCCTTGTCCTTGAACCGGCGCTCGACGGCTGCTTTGGGAATGCGGGCGTAGAGGGTTGGGCGCAGGGTTTCGACGTTCGACCACAGGATATTGAACTTGCGGACGATGACGGTGGTGTTGGGGGCTTGGTCGCGGTCGTCCCGGTATCGCTTCAGGATGCCCTCAGCCCGGTCTATCCAGGGCTTGTACTCACGCTCATACCCGGAGATATCCTCGCGGATGGTCTTGGCGGGTGATGCCGTGGTCTGCGGCGTGTCGGTGGAACCAGCGGGCGCGGGATTCGTGGCGGCTGTTTCGCTCAAAGCCTGCTCTCCGTGTGCCTGGGCTGTCGCTCCCACACTTCCTCAAGGGTCGGTGCCCTAAAGTGCGGCTGCGTAAACGCCGAGGGGTTGTCCTCTTTGTAGGAAAGCGCGAGGTATCTCCCCGCGTCCGCGCCGTGTGAGGCCCAGTTATGGAGCGGTGTTTTTTTGAACACCTTCCGTTCTTCGTCCCACTCGCGCTGGTAATTCCGCCAGCAATCCACGAGGGATTTGGTGGCAGGCATATGAAAATACACCCTAGGCAGAATGCTTCGCAACGCCTGGATGCCGTCCTGCACGTCGAGGTTCGGCGCAATGCGCGTGCGAATGCCAAAGCCCGAGAGCTGCTGCACCACTGACCGGGGGCTGGCGAACGTCTCGGGCACAGCGTCCCACGGCAGGGTGTGCGGGGCTAATCCCTGCTGCCCACCGTACACATAGGGCTTGTCCTGCAGCATCTTGGCGAACCACGCCACGTCCTTTCCGCTCTCACAGACGTAATCGATGATGTGAATCCGCAGGTGGTGCTTCTGGTAGAAGATCACCGCAAGGTCATCGGTGCGGCCAATGTCAGAAGCGGTGTGTACCGGCAGGCTGCGGTCATAGGGGAAGTCCCCCATGTGGCCGGCGGCTTCCATCTCGGCCAGGGCCTTGGCGTAATAGGCCCCAACCAGGGGCGCGTCGAAATCGCACAGGTATTCCTGGCGCCAGCGGGCCTCGCCATCGTCCTCGCCCATTTCGCGCATCATTTCCTGGCGTTCGGATTCCAGATCCTCTGCGCTGATGGCCCCGGTATCCTTGGCCGTGAGCTTCTGTGCGAACCACTTGGGGTCGTTCTTCGCCCCCTCGAACATCATCGTGGCGTGATTGCGCCCACGGGGGGTGAAGTTGAACAGCGCCCAGCCTTTGTTTTCCCGCAAGATGGGGCGCAGGTAGGACCACGCCTCGGGGTTGGACAGGCTGTACTCCGACAGCACCACACCAATCGGCGGCGAGCCCACTAGGCTGTTGAAATTGTCCGACCCCACGACTTGCCATGTCGAGCCGTTCTTGAATTGGATGAACATCTCGTTGGAGCGCGTGACGCTGCGCAGTTCCTCGGGGAAGGCCCAATCAATACGCTTCATACCGGTGTGAGGGTCCACGGCCTCCCAGATCGCCTTCCGGGCCTGGGCGGCTTGCGGGAGCAAATACCAGTACGTGCCAACGCGCTTGAACAGGCTCATGGCCGTGTGGTGTAGGCCGATATCGTCTTTGCCCGCGCGACGGTGCCAGGTGTAGATGGCCCGGTTGCCGCCGCCTTCCAGATACTCCCATAGGGGCATCTGGTACGGGCGGGGCTGCCAGTTATTGGGCAGACTTATGATTGGCAAACTGCACCAATTGGACGGTCAGCGGGCCGTCACCCTCGCCCGTCACCTGCACCGGGATCAGCTTTGGATAGATGGTCCCCCAGAACACGCGCTCGTTCTCCGGCGCGCTCTTGGCCCATGCGATGAGGCGCGGCACACCGCCAAGCCCCTCGGCTGCCATGACGATGGCGTCCTTGGCCTTCGTGGTGGTCTGGTTTGGTGTGCCCTTTGTGCGGCCACCGGTTTTCTTGCGCTTCGCTTTTTCCAAAGCCGCCTACTTTAGAAATGAAACCGGGGAAACCGGGGATAGTGTTCCACGTGAAACAGGTTAACGCTCATGCTCGATACACCCCGATATGCCCCGTCGCCTTGAGCTGAGCGACGGTGCGCCACTTGGTGGGCTTTGGGTCGCCTATCGTGACCTCTCCGTGTTCCTGGCGAATGAAGGCCATGGTGTTGCGCTGTCCTTCAGCGACGGCTCGGGCGTGGGCCAGCTTGGCCTCGGCGCGTGGCTTGTCTACCGGGTCGGCTGCATCCACGGCCTTCTGGGCTTCGTCCAGGAGGGTGAGGACGTGTTCTTCGCTCTCAAGGTTGGTCAGGTGCTTGTCGGCCATTACGCATTCACCGCAAAGAGGTTCCAGCCAACCTGTGCAACGGTCGCCCCTCCCGCCATGTGGCTGATTTCGGCGGGGGTGTAGTCGCGGAACTTGGCACGGTGGAACGGTGTCGGGCTGAAGCCCTGACCGCGCAGGCTGATGGCCCTGGTTGCTGTGGTGCGTCCTGGCCGGTTGCGGTCGCGCTGGAAGGCGTCGAGGGTTTCAGGGAGCGTGCAGCGTTCGGCAAACTCAGCCCTGATGGCGCCTGGGTCCAGGCTAGACAGCCCATGTCCACCGGTTCCAATTCGCTCAGACGGAACACCGGCCAAGCAGGCATCCACGCCTGTACCACATCCCGAAACGAACACCACGCGCTCCGCATGTTTCATCCTTTCCCCAATCGGGGTTCTGTCATCCAAGATGATGTTGCCCTGTATCTCGTACAAGTCTGGGTTTTCCACGGGGTGGGGTCGAAGGCGGATAGTGTGGCCCTCGGCCTCTAGCTCATTGGCGCGCGCAAGAATGGCGGCGTGGTTCCGCACTTCGTCGTTTATGGCCTGCTCGAGAAAGTCCGTGACCTTGCGGTCGGCGCGGTTCAGGGCGCGAAACGTCACGGCCATGTAGTCCTCGACGGGGAGGATGCCGTTTGAGTTGCCGGCCATTAGGCAAACCAAAACAGCGTCTTGATTTCGCACCCCAGCCCCGGCGACCTCATGGCGAAATCCATGATGGCAGCGCGGATTGCCGGTCGTAGCGACGTTTGCCCGATCCGGTAAAAGACCACGGAGGATTTCAGCCTGGCCTTGTCCGTGTGCGCAGGCGAGGTCGATAAGCGAGCGAGCGAGGGGGTGGGTTTCGATTTCATAAAGGTCCAATTCCGGTTTGATGCCAAACAGTTCCTCGTTGAGACACGCCACCAAATGCCCGTGCTTGCGGGCCTGGTACATGAACCCGCCGTCGAAGAAGTTCATGGTCTTGAACAGGATCACCCCGGGCGGAAAGTCCGCGAACCCATGAGACGCAAGGTTCCACGACGCCCCCACGATCACCTCCCAGCCCATGCGCGCAAGTTCCCCGGCAAGCCAAGCCTTTGACGCCATCTCGCGGGAGCTGATTTCCACGGGCAGGTAAGCAATGCGCTGCACGGCGGCGTTGGGCGCGATGTAGGGCGGCTCTGGTGCTGGCTTGAACGCAGCCGCAGCCCTGTGCATGGCGGCGATTGCGGCGTTGGCGTCCAGGTGGCCCTTGAAGGTTACGGGCATGGGGGTGATGCCGCGTCGATCATATCTTCCCACACAGACTCTGGGGTGTAGGTGTGCTCGCCTCGGTTCGACCAGCTATGACCTATCTCAGAGTTTTGCCCGGCCGAAATCATCTCTGGCGTCGGCTCGCGCATGGCGCGGATTGCATACTGTGCCATTTCCACAAGAGCGAGCGGACCGTTTACCTGAACAGCGGCGATGCCGTCCCCATCCATCGTCCCGCCTGCATACCGTCCGCGGTCGTCAATCCACTTGCGCAGGGCCAGCGCAACACGGCGTTCCATTTCCGTCATTTCGACCACTCCAAGAATTTCGCCAGATACTTGGCGCGGTCGGGATCCACGCAGCCGGTCTGAAGGTGCCGCCACTTGGCGCGGCCCGAGTTACACCAGATCGCGCTGTCGTCCTGCTGCTCGTAGTCCACGGCCTTGTCATCAAGCCACCGGATGCGGAGGTGTTCCCCGCCAAACCCCGCACACAGGAGGGCTACCTGATCAATCCCCCATTGCAGACCGTCCGTATCGACCGCGCGCTGGATGTAATCGGCTACGGCCCGGAGATAGGCTTTTCCGTTCGGGGTGCAGTTGAACCCAACCACGGAAGCGTTGAGTTGATTCCACGGTTCCAGGCGACATGGGCGCCCGCGAAGGGCGATATCGTGGCCATCCAGCAGTGGGAATAGCCTGTCACGAGGGGGTCCATTGCATAGGGCGTCAACGTCCAGCAGCCAGACCGGCCTACGATGCTTCTCCATCCATTCAGCGAGCCTGAGAAAACGGGCGGCATGGTAGTACAAGGCTCCTTTGGGGTGGTCATCGAACACGTAAAGCTTGGGTTCGGCGCCGTGGTGCTTGAGGCTTTTCACCAACGGTTCGGCAAACGGCATGTAGCGTTGATCGCACCCGAGCCAGACGCCATGTTCCAGGGGCAGCGGGTCGAATTCCCACGGGGTGGTTTGCAGCTTGTGGTCCCAGTTGACCGTGCCCATCACATGGCCTGCAAACTGGCTGTAGGCTTCCGTGTCGCGGTTGCCGGTGTGAAACGCTATGCAGGCCCTGTCGATCACGCACTCAGGCCCGTAAGCGGCGATAGCCCCGATATACCGGGTCCATTCGGTCGTGCTTTGGTCAAACCCCATATCCTTTGCGCTGGCGGCATGGTCGTACATCTGCCCCGCCTGGATGCGGCGTAACCATCCCTTGTGGACAACGAGCGTGCGCGCAACGGCTACTTCCTCAGCCGCACTGGTGGGCTTGATGGCTTCCAGCATCGCCACGGATTCCTGCGGGCTGTCGTTCCATTTGGCTTGAGCAAGCTGGATGGTTCCCGGGATGGAACCAGCCTGCGCCGCGCGAAGGTAAAATTTCATCGCGGCCTGTCGGTTGCCGTCCTGCTTGGCAACGTCGCCAAACCTCAACGCGGCGTCAATCTGGTGCGGCTCCATCTTCATCAGGTCATCAGTCCCAGTCTGCGAAGCCGGCGCTTCACGCGCTGCACAGCCCCGTTGTCTACGTTGAATTGCGCCATCACATCGGCGGTCGGCATCCGGGCCAACACAGCGGCGTCGAGGGCTGGTGTGGGGTTGCGGCGCGCTCCGGGCTCTGCGGTCGCCACCTTCTCGATCTTGGGGTAGGCAATCGGGCCACGGATGCGGTTCACGCAGTCCTCCGCATGAACGCGGGCATGTCCCTTAGGGCGTCAAAATCCGGCTTTGCGACCGATACCGCGCCAGAATTTCGTCCCGCTCCGCATCCGATATTTTGCGAATCACCGGACCTCGAAGGGATTGCTGCCTTTGGGCCTGCATAGCCCGTTGCTCGGCCATTTTCGATTTGCTCGCCAGAAGTATCCGGCGCGCGTGATCGTCCCGCACCGTCGCGAGAATGTCCGCCGGAAGCGGTGGCTTCGCACCCCATTTCCAGGTCGTGATGATCCTCTCCACCGCGAGGGCGAGCAGGTCCGCCGGCAGATGCGCCAGCGTTTTCCGGTACGCCGCCAGAACCACTTCCGGGGCTGCGCTTTGCATCCCGAAGCCCTTCATCCACCGCTTCAGATCGGCTTCCGCCTGTTGGTACTCGGCTCCGCTCGCCGGCGCCATGCTGCGCTGAAGGGCTGAACTCGCCGTCGATAACTCGGCTGGCGTCCCAGGCGGTTCGTACATCGGGGACCACTTCTCCAACTTGGTCAGCAGAGGCTCCATCCCAGTCAGTACCACCAGAGGATTTTCCACCGCGACCGCCCCCGTCGAGGATGCGGGTGATGTACGGGATTGGGTCAAGGGCTGCGCTGGTTTGGGCTGCACTGATCGCCTCCAAGGTTTTTCCGTCGCCGTGCTTCGAGCACCACTTGCCTACCAGGGCGCGGAGTTTGTTCGGGTCTTGCCGGGTCTGCTTGCCAAGCCATTCCAGGCAAGGACCGAAAATCCTGGCCTTCAGGGGCGCGTCAGCGCCAGGCGTAGCCTGAATATCTCCGATAGGAGATTGTGGTTGTGGTTGTGTATCAGTGACTGAGTACAGTGACTGTTGTGCAGTTGCAGTCTCTGTCACAGTGACTGTCTCAGTTAATGGGGGCAGTGATTGTTTGGACCTGCGCTTCTCGTTCACCTTGGCCATGTGGTCGCATCGGCTCTTGTAAGCCTTGGTCGCCGCCGCAAGCTCACGGTCAATGCGGCTATGACTGTAGCAATAACTGCCATCAATCACTGTCATGTCGAAGAACGCGAGTACGGCCTTGCGGACGCGCTCCCACTCGCTGAGAGATGTGACCTTGGCTAGGCGCTGGAGCCGTTCTTCGTTGGCCTCGAGCGGAGCACCGTTCATCCAATAGGCGCCGATCAGGTTGATGTAGGCCCAACCCTCAGCCGGCGACAGGTGGCCGGTCTTGCGCCAGAAATCACCCCAGTAAAATGGCATCCATGTATCTGGACGGGCCATTACAGCCCCCCCGCGATGCGCCGTGAGTGCATCTCCACGGCGTGCTGAATGCTGGTGCGGTCACGGTTCATGACGCGCCCGATCTGCGCAAAGCTCGCGCCGGCCTCGGTGAACATGCGCCAGATCGCAAAATGACGCGCGCGGACGATGCCGGATTGGCGTGTCGCTCCTGTCAGGCAGGCAACCGTCACACCCGTGGAAACGGCCACTTCCTCTAGGATTTCGTACAGCCGCTCTTTGCGCATGAGTTTTGCCTGCAACGGTTTATTCTTTGATGGCTGGGGAATGACGGGGCGCGGCGGTTCAGGCATCACCCTATTCCGGCGTATCGGCCACTCCCCGGCGGCTGGCACAAGCCTGCTGACCATGTTCATGTTGCAACCCCCATCAAATCGAGAAATAGAACCAGGCGCAGGCCATAATCAGCAGCGCGAGGCAGTAGAGGCCAAAGGCCATGCGCAGGTCGGTCATGTGATGGCCTGCCGGGATTTGGGCGGTTGCTGTTGCCCCGCTTTCGCCCTTGGCCCTTCCGCTGCCACATGAACCTTTGTGGGGTCACAGTGGAGGACATCCCAGCTAGATACGCCCCGGCCTCTAAGGGCGGTATGGAGTAAAGCGGCCCACGAAAACATCATGCAAGCCTCGCAAATTCACTGGCGGCTTCCCGCTCGCCTTCGATCACTTCATCCTCGATCAGGTTCTTGAGCGGGATATAAAGCTCGATCTCTTGCGGGCGCAGCTTTGGCCCTTTTTCCTGCATGGCCCAGGACCAGCGGAACACTTGGGCCTTGGCTTTCTTTCCAAACAGAATTCGCCTCATGCGGCCCCCGGAATGGTCTTGGGGTCTATTCTGTAGATCCATGTCCCGCCGCCATCGGTCTGGCGCATGCGGTCCACGGTCATTCCGCCGAATTCCGTCCTGCGTAGATCACGAAGGCGCGCGGAAATGCTGGCTTCGGGATCGCCCGTGAGATTGTGGATTTCCGCGAGGGTGCGGAACTTCCCATCCCGCATCACGTTGAACACGCGAGACTGCTGAGCATTGAGCCGCGCAAAATCAAACGCGCGGTCGAACGTGTCGCCATACCTATCGCTTGGCGGCGGCGTCCAGCTCAGAAGGTCCTGCTGTTCCCCCCGCATTTCCCCTACCTACGAAAGCGTTTCTTCAGGCGCAGCCACGCCCGTTTGGTTCTCATCAGCAGTTCTTCCCAGCTCTGCTGTATCCGCACCCGAAGTGCGATGGCCATACGGCCACGTAAGCTCATGTTGCCCCTCCAAAGCGTCGCATTCGGCCCGAAGCGCGGCGAGGCGATCAGCCTGTTCCCGACAGAGGCGTTCCTGTTTTTCGACGGCCCGCTTAAACGCGGCCTCTATGTTGTCCCGCTCAAAGGCGAGGATGTGGTCGGTCAGTCGATAAAAGATTTTGCGCGTCTTGGAGTACGACAAGCCGCAGTCGCGGCGCACAACTTCAATCGCTCCCTTGACCCTGCGCTGCGGAATCAGAGGTAAAGCCATCTGCTTCACGTGGAAATGGCATTTATCGAGAGTAAGGGCGGCGGTCGTCATGCGGACCACCTTGTGGCGAAGCCGGAACAGATCGTTTCGCATTCGGAACTCTCCTGCGGTTTAAAAAAAACACAGGAGAGAAGGGCGCTTTGAAGATGAAAAGTTTCGGAGATATCGCTCGCAAGGTCCTGGCAGACAGTTGGCGAGCTAAGAAAAACCCCGGAGGCCGCGAAGCCTCCGGGAGAGTTTGGGGAGGCCGAAATACGTCCCAACCTATGACGGGCGAAGGACGCAGCCCCGAGCCGAGGGCAGCGGACACGCCGACGCGAATTCGGCGCATGGGTGTAGCCGCGAGGAGCGGCGAATAAGGGCATGGGGATCATGCAGCGTCCCCAAGATCAAAGAAGTCGTTCGGCATGACCTGGCCGCCCGTGGCCTCAACGATGAGACGCATGGTGTCGTGATCCGGCTTCGTGGATTCATTCCGCAGACGGTAAATCGTCGCGGTGGAACGCCCAATTTTCTGGGCAAAATCGGCTGGCCGGATCGCATTCTCGGAGAGGTAATCTTTGAACTTCATAACCGCATATTCGCATGTGGTGCGAACTACGGTCAAGTCTCATTTTCGCATGTGGTGCGGTAGCCATGACTTTTGGTGCGAGTCATGTTCACCATATGCCAACTGGACATTTCCTAAGAGCGTGGCGAAAGCACTCTAAGTTGACGCTGGCTCAAGCCGCCGACGCCATCGAACTCCACCTTTCCGTTCTGGCGAAGATCGAGGCCGGCAAGACGGCATACACCCAGCCCCGCCTAGAGGCCTTGGCAAAGCTCTACAAATGTCATCCTGCGGATCTGCTCCACGCTCCCCCGTCCCTGGATTCGGCGCTACCGGCGCTCTTAATGGCCATCAGGAGCCTCTCTGAGTATGAGCGTCAGAAAGCCCTCGCCCTCCTTCAGGCCGCCTTCGATAAGTTGAGCAAAGCGGCCTAGGTCGCCGCAAGCCTCCAGTTCCCCTGATACGAGAAATCCAGTTCCTGTTCCCGTAACGTTCATGACTCGTCCATAATTTCGCATTTGCTGCGAAAATTGTTGTTGCATGTGGTGCGAAACCTCTGGCACACTCCTCCCATCAACTCGGGGAGCGCCACTCCTCCCCAACACACAGAGGGAGCGCCGCATGAACACCGCCTTCACAGTTGAACAGCTCAAGGCCCTTCTGATCGAACATGACGATGGGGTCTTGAAAACCGGATCTCACAAGCCCGGTGGCCGTGACTTCTGCGCCATGGAGTTCATCGCAAAGATTGCGGGCGAGCCGTGGACGGACAATCCCAAATGCGTCAATCCCGCCCTCTCCGCTTACTGCCGTCGCATTAACGACAGCAATTGGCCCTCAAATGAAGTGCGCACGGAAACCATGCTTCCCTTGCTTGCGGCGGTGTTTGGGACTTCAACCCTCACGATCGACGTAAAGCGCATTGCTGAGCAGACCATCCGCATGATTGTCCCAGAAGCGATGGAAGCGGCTGCCAAGGTCAACCCAAAGCACGCAGACAAGCTCCGGGCTTCTGGCAAGAAATGCGCCGACACGGGCACGCGCGAAAGCGCCCTAGAAGCGAAATCCGCTGCCTATGCCGCTGCCGATGCCGATGCCTATGCCGCTGCCGCTGCCTATGCCGCTGCCGCTGCCGCTGCCTATGCCGCTGCCTATGCCGCTGCCGATGCCTATGCCGCTGCCGATGCCGATGCCTATGCCGCTGCCGATGCCTATGCCGCTGCCGCTGCCTATGCCGCTGCCGATGCCTATGCCGCTGCCGATGCCGATGCCGATGCCGCTGCCTATGCCGCTGCCGATGCCTATGCCGCTGCCGTTGCCGAGCGAGTCCGCCTCTACAAAATCTCCATTGGAATTGTCTTGGCGGAAATCGAGCGTGCGCGATCTGGACAGGTGGAGGCCTAAGCCATGGCCGATATTCGGACTTCACCGACAGAGCAGAACAAGGCGTCGTGCCGACCGGTGGCGTCGGATTGGTTCGCGGAGTACCTCGCGGCTCAGGTCACGATCAGCACCTTGCGCAACTCGCTCGCTTGGATCGAGGGCTACTCCCGCACCTGCACCACGTACCCCCAAACCACCGCCAATCTGGTTGCCCACGTAAAGCAGTTACACGCCCGGGCTGACGGGGCGCTCAAGGTTTTCAAGGGCGGCACATGCGACGGTTGCGGCGAGCACATCGCTCCGGAGTTTTTGGAAGCCGCGACCCAGACCCCGCCCGACTACATGCCCGAGGACTTCCGCAAGCGCGCCACGGTCGTGCTCTGCGAGTTGTGCCGCACGGAGGGTGAATAGCCATGACCTGCCAGTTCACCCTGAACAAAGCCCACGCTGACCAAGCCGTCATTGCAACGGTGCGGGAAAACTTCCGCAGCCACCTGCTCATGGCTCTGAGCGAAGCGCGTGCGGCAACCATCAGCTTAGAGCCGGACCTCCGTGACGCGCTGCTGGATGACCTCACACACTACTTCCACCCGGACTCAGACATTCGGGACACGTTCTCGGATGCGTTCTTGGCGGCGGAACACCTGGCGGCTGATCGGATTGAGGAAGTCTCCAACGAGATGGCGCTCGATAGGCGCACTCCGGTGTTCGCACAGGCGGCGGAGTAATGGGCATGAACTGGGACCAACTCCACGCTGATCTGATCCTTGTGGGTCATGGGTTAGCACTGGCTCTGCTGATGTTTCTCCCGTTCCTGCTGTTGGGGGCTTTTGCGGAATGAGTTTTTGGACTCCACCCGAGAGCGTTTCTTCACCGCGACTGCCGACCTTCTGCAACCAGATTTTCCGTTCAACCAAACAAGGGAATTAAAACCATGATGACGAACTACAGCAACGCGATTTTCCTGCTCCACGATAAGGCCCGCATGATGCTCGGCATCTTTGAGGCCGACGCCAGCGAGAGCAACCCCACGGCCAAGCGCGAGCCGTTCAAGACGCTCGACCCCACCATCAAAGAGGGCGATCTGGTCGTGGTGGAAACCTTCAGCCGTCACAACTCGTCGGTCGTGAAGATCGTCAAGGCGGATGTGCCGCCGAATTTCAGCACCACGGAACAGACGCGCTGGATCATCCAGAAGGTGGACACCACCATGTTCTCCCAGCTCAAGGAGATGGAGCAGCAGGCGATCGACGCCGTGAAGGCCGCGGAGTTGAAGAAGGAGCGCGCCGAACTCAAGAAAACGATGTTCGCTGACTACAGCGAAGAACTCAACGCGCTTCCGATCATCACGGACGTGAAGGTCAACGGCACCGTCAAAGTGCTCACCGCCGAGGCCGCGCCCGCTCAGTCCCCACAAGTCTAATTCCCAGGATTGCCGCCTATGACCTCGTGCCGGTTAAACCTAGAGGAGTGCGCGGCGGGTACTAAGAAACCAATGCGGGTTTCTTAGTATTGCTGACTAAAGTTAGTCAGCAATCAGGTTCGGAGGGGACACCGTAGGGTGCGACCGGCGTAGGCCGTCCCCTCTAAACCTGGGAGTTTTCGATGAAGTGTCTTTGCGGGAAGAAGATGAAGCGCACTAAACGATCCGCCTATCTGCGATGCACGGGCAACGACCGCACCCAACACCACGGCGTGCCCGCAACGTACCGCGATGCCTACTACGCCAGTGTGAAGGCCCGACTCACTCGTATGTACCCGACCGCAACGAAGAAGGTCGGCACCACCGATGAGTTTGCCCCTGCCGACGAAGCCCAAGGAAAGCAGCCATGACCCTCAAACGCAGGCGCTTGTGGATACGCCTTCGGAACTGGCTCCTACCGCCGATCTTCTGGCGAGCGTCAGGGCTGGATATTTCAGACTTCACCATATGGCGTTGAACTAAACGGTGGTGCCGACCTGCGGCACACAGAAAGAGGTTTGCAAGATGACCAACGTTTACCCCGTCAAAATCCTGACCGCACTAAACGCCGTTATGGCGAAGGTCGGCTACGTCCAGAAGCAGGGCAAGAACGCCTTCCATAACTACAAATACGCAGGCGAAGGGCATCTCTTGGAGGTACTGCGACCGGCGATGGTCGAAGCCGGGTTGCTCCTGATCCCTTCGCACCGCGCCGTTACCGCACCTGACGAGTTCGGGAATACGACCGTCACTGTGGATTACACGCTTGCCCACAAAGACGGCGACGTTTGGCCCGAAAAGATTTCCGTGGTCGGGTGCGGTAACGACAAAAACAGCAAGGGCGGCGTTGGCGATAAGGGCGTCTATAAGGCCGCGACCGGGGCGAACAAGTACCTGCTGTTCAAGCTGTTCCAGATCGAGACCGGCGACGATCCCGAGCAGGCCAGTGAGCACGATAAGGATGGCGGCGCTGTCGAACAGACCATGGCGCCCGCCAAACCTGAGCGCACGCTAACCAAGGCCCAGGCCCGCCCCGAGTACGACAACCGCGTAAAGGAGCTGCAGGCCCAGCCGTCCGTCACAGACCTGGAAGCCTGGGGCAAACGCAACAAGCCCCGCCTGGATGCCATGCCGCCTGACTGGCAACAGAGCCTCAAGAACGAATACGCCGACCACAAAGCCACTCTGATGAAAGTCGCCGCCCAATGAACATGATCACCAGCAACGCCCTCTCCATGCTCACGCAGCAGGCCGAGGAGACGCTACAGACGCTCGCCACCATCACCGAAGTCAACGCGGGCAACTGCGGCGACGTGAAGGATATGGCGGACTACGCCCTCAAGCTGTCCAAGGACATTGAGGAAAGCCGCAAGCTTGCCAAGAAGCCCCATGCTGACGCCGCAGAGGCGGTGGACAACGCCTACATGCCGCTGCGTGACAAGGTGGCCGAGGCTGCCAAGGCCGTTAAGCGCATGGTGGAGGCCTTCGTAATCGCGGAGAAGCGCAAGGCCGAGGCCATCGCTGCCGAAGCTCGCCGTGTTGCTGAGGAAGCCGCCAAGGCCGCGGCGGAAGAGGACCCGTTCCTGGCAGATGCTACGGACGCGACCGCAGCCCAGGAAGCCGCTGCCCTGGCGGAAACCCGCGCTATGGCTGCGCGCCAGGTTACGAGCGCCGCCGGCATCTCCAAGGCGTCATCCCTGCGCACCGTGCGCTCTGCAGTGGTGACGGACGCCGTTGCCCTGGTGACGTTTTACGCGACCCACCCTGACGTTCTGGGTGCAGCCACCAAATGCGCCAACGCCGCGATCCGTGCGGCCAAGGGCGGACCACTCACTATCCCCGGCATCACCATTAAGGAAGAGGAAAAGCTCGTATGAGCGGCTCGGTTAACAAGGCGATCATTATCGGCAATCTCGGGCGCGACCCCGAGGTCCGCACGATGCAGAACGGAGACAAGGTTGCGAACCTCAATGTTGCCACTTCCGAAAGCTGGAAGGACAAGGCGACGGGCGAGCGGAAAGAGCGCAGCGAATGGCACCGCGTCGTGGTGTTCGGGAAGCTTGCCGAGCTTGCCGAGAAGTATCTCGCCAAGGGCTCCAAGGTCTATCTCGAAGGCCAGATCCAAACCCGCAAGTGGACGGACAAGGACGGTGCTGAAAGGCACTCCACCGAAATCGTTCTGCAGGGATTCAACTCGAACCTGACCCTGCTGGACGGCAAACGCAGCGACGGCATCAACCAGGATGCGGATGGCTGGAACGCCTAATGACCGACAAGCCCGCAGCCCTTCAGGCCGACTTCACAAGCTACAAGCCCGTCCCGTCGCGGAAGGTCTTGCAGTTGGTGTTTGAGGTCCCCCTGGAAACCCAGGAGCAGACATTCAGGACATTGGGCTACCCGACGCCGGGAGAGTCCACATGGGTTGCGGTCGCACGCCTGAACCTGAAGCGCACGCAGGCGGAGGGCGCTACTGCGCCAAATCCAAAGAAGCCACTCACACGTAGCCAGCTTGCCGCCGTCAAGCTTCAGAACAAAGACTTCTGCGCATGGCTTGTGGACACCTACTGGACCGGCAAAGAGGAAATTGGCGACTACGATGGAGTGCTTAAGCGCGTGCTGTTGATCGGCAGCAAATCCGAGCTGGACACCAACCCCGAGAAGGCTGATGCCTTCGACCGCCTGATGACTGACTTTGATACGAGGTCTTACCGGTGAACGCGGTCCCCAAGCTCAACGTGGTGCGCGACCGCAAGTACCTGGACTCACAGCACGACGACGCCTGCCTGATTTCAGGCGAGTACGGCAATGAGAACGAAAGCGTTGTGCCGGCGCACCTCGGATCGTTCCGGGGCATGAAGCGCGGAGACGATGAGAGCTTGCCAATCAAGCAGCGGTTTCACGCAGAGGGCCACCAAAAGGGCGAGTGGAGCATGTGGCGCAAGTGGATACCCGACTGGCTGTTGCGTGAGGCGTTGAGAGCCTACGCGCGCGAGCGTTACCGCAAATACCTTAAGGGAGGGGAGTAGTGGCTATTAAAACTTCACCCACGAGCGTTTCGGAGAAGGGGTGCCGACCGGATGATCTGGGGGTTTGCAATGGGTGACGTTGGCGACTACTGGCGAGAGCATCGCGAATATCGCCGCCGCAAAGGCTTGCCAGCGAAGTCTCCGAAGCCGCCCGCGCGCGTGGTGGACTTCTCCGCCAAATGGAAGCATCTGGGGTTCAAGCGTTTCACAACGTGGCATTGGCAGATCGAACTGACGGGCGGTCTTCTGGACTACTGGCCAAGCAAAACCAAATGGCGCTATCGCGGAGAGACGGTGGCCGGGACGGTCGGCCAGTTGGAGAAGCTGATCAAGCGCGAGCAGGTCGGCACTCCCGTTTCGGCCCCGTCACCATCGGATAAGTCCATAAATACAAACACACCAGAGGACTCTCAGCCATGACCCCCTCTCCCCCGCCCGTCACACAGGAAGAACACGATACGCACAGCGAAATTTATCGCATTGCTGTGGTGGTTACGGGCGATCAGCCGACCGCTGACGAAATCGCCTTGCGCCTAGTTGCTGCTGGCTACCGCAAGCCCACCCCACTCCCCGATGACCTAGAAGAACTTGAGAGGCTGGCGAGGAAGGCGGAGGCGTCAAAGTTTGCTGGCATGTACGGCTACCGTGAGGTCCGCGACCTTCAGAACGCTTGCACTCCCCAGCGCATCCTCTCCCTGCTGGCACGGCTACGTGGGGTTACGGACGTTGAGGGCGAGCGTGGGGCAGCAGAGGGGCGTCCTGAGGCGGTGACAATTTACAAATGCGTTAATTGCGGCGGTCGCGGAGTTTGCGCGCAGCTATACCCCGACAAAGGCACAACCGAACGCCGCACTTGGCAGTGCCGGGTATGCAACGGAACTGGACAAGCCCGCATTGCTTCGTCGCCTGTGGCGACGGATGGGCTTGACAAGTAATGCAGACCAGATTTGACCTTGGCGATGATCGGGTTTTGGCGTGGTTCTCCTGCGGCGCGGCCAGCGCGGTGGCTGCAAAGCTTGCCGTGGAAAAATACGGCGACAAGTGCGAAATCCTGTACTGCGACACGCTCGCCTATGAGCACCCAGACAATCCCCGGTTTCTTGCCGATGTGGCGCGCTGGATCGGACGCGGCATCAAGCTTCTTAGGTCCACCGAATACAGCGATATTTACGATGTGTTCGACCGTACCGGTTGGCTGATCGGGGAGAAGGGTGCGCGGTGCACCACCGAACTGAAAAAGAACGTTCGCAAAGATTATCAGCGCGTTGGCGATGTTCATGTCTTTGGCTTTACCGCAGATGAAATGCACCGCGTGAAGCAATTCCATGATGAGAACCCCGATCTTGAGGCGGAGTTCCCGCTGATTGATGCGGGCGTGAGCAAGGCCGAATGCTTCGCGCGCCTCAAGGCTGCCGGTATCGAACTGCCGTTGATGTATCGCCTTGGCTATCGCAACAACAATTGCATTGGCTGTGTGAAGGGGGGCATGGGGTACTGGAATAAAATCCGCCAGGACTTCCCGGAGATGTTCGCGAAGATGGCTGCCCAAGAACGCAAAATGGGCGTCACGATACTAAAGGACCGTCGCGGTGGCGATGATGTGCGCCTTTACCTGGACGAACTCCACCCAGGGCGCGGGCGCTACAGTGCCGAACCCGGCATCGAGTGCGGCGTTTTGTGCGAGCACGGCACGCGTCCCGAAGCGACCACCCCGCCCGTAGCAGTGACCGCCGGTGCGTCACATGCCGAGCCTCAGGACAACCAACCCATCCACCAACAGAAGGAAACCAACACATGAAAATGCTCGTTAAAGAAGTCGAGAACGAAGGTCTGCCCGCGCTTCTGGGCAAGCGCGTGACTCTGTTCTGCGGCGTCTACATTTACACGGGAAGTCTGGTCGGCGTGAACGATACCTGCGTAAAGCTCAGCGATGCGGCCATCGTGTATGAAACCGGCTCGTTTGGCGACGCAAAGTGGAAAGACGCGCAAATGCTTCCAAAGGATTGGTACGTCACTCTTGCGAGCATCGAGAGTTTTGGCGAATTGAAGTAGGCCCACGATGGTCAGGGCAAAAAAAAGATACCGGCGGTCGCGGTCGGGGTCGTGGTCGGGGTCGGGGTCGTGGTCGGGGTCGTGGTCAGCATCGCGGTCGGGATCGGGGTCGTGGTCGGGGTCGTGGTCGGGGCCGTGGTCAGCATCGCGGTCGGGATCGGGGTCGTGGTCGGGGTCGTGGTCGGGGTCAGCAATACCAAACACGCTTCGGCCCAACCCGCACCAGACACAGGAGAAGGTCAGGAGGGAGGCGTTGGAGGAAGCGGCTGAACGCATTGAATTGTTGAGAGAGGGCTACATGCCAGCCGACCCAGACGAGAAGCTTGAGCCGAGTTGTCAGTTCGGCGTCGATGTTCTCGCCTATGCCACCAAGGCCATCCGCACCCTCGCCGCATCTCCCGCCCCCACTACAGACACGAAGGAGGCATAGGATGGAGGATATTAAAACTTCGCCGCAGGAGAGCACCGAGGCGTCGTGCCGACCTGAATCGTTCTCGTGGAGCCGCGACGAAGAGCGCTACCACGGTGAGTTCGCCACGCGCGAGGCCGCGCTTGAAGAAGCGGCGGCAGAGTATCCAGAGCAAGAGGCCTTCTGGACGGGCTTGATCGTTCGCCCGAACGTCAAGGCGTGGCTGCCTGACGTTGATCACCAGATCGAGGCTATGCAAGAGCGTGCGTGGGAAGAAGCTGGCGAAATCTCCGAAACTTTCATGGAGGACGTCACCAAGGATCAGCGCAAAGAGCTTCAGGCCGAAATGGACGCCGTGATGCTGGCCTGGATGGCGCGGCACAACCTTGAACCGCGGTTCTGGCTGGTCGAGCAGGTGGAGGAACATGAGATGCCCCAGGTCGGCACCATCGCCTCGGGAGTCACGACAGATGAAGCTTAAAATAATTACTTCACCAACTGAGCACCACACATCTCCGTGCCGACCTGCAGGCGTTGCGGTCGGGTATGCAGAGGAAGGGGTTTGCAAGTGGCTGTGACCGCTCGCGCTGGGAATCTCATCATCGTGGGGCTTGAGGAAAAAAACCTTGAGAAGCTTCGCGCGGGCCAGCCATTTCATCACCACATGCAGGAGGTAGGCGCGCCGTTCGAGTTGGTAATCTTCTACGGCAAAGATATGGCCGACTTGGAGACGATCATAAAAACCGGGTGTGGTCCCGACACCGTCGAAATAGATCACCGCAACAGGAAGAAAAACTGATGGGCTGGAAACCGATTGTTTGTTTGGACTTCGATGGCGTTATTCATGGCTACCAAAGCGGCTGGAAAGGCGCGGCGGTCATCCCGGATGCCCCTGTCCCCGGAGCGATGGATGCCATCACCGAGTACCTGGATGCTGGATTTGCAGTGCACATCTTCTCTTCGCGCAGCAAAAGTATTCTCGGGCGCATTGCGATGAAACGATGGCTTGCCAAAAATCTCGGCAAGCATTGGGAGGAGGGCTCTCGGTCGCCGTCATACGCAGAAGCTGAGTGCCTAGGCGATGCTGAAGAGCTCGTGCGCCGCCTAAAGTTCCCGTGGTTCAAGCCCGCCGCCACCATCACCATCGATGACCGAGCGATGCAGTTCACTGGATCATGGCCGACCGCCGAGACCATCAAAGCGTTCAAGCCGTGGAAATGCCCGCCCCCGGTCTGCACTCCGCCTAGTTCAACACCGCCTACGAAGTCCAAATAACTGTAAGGACATAGAGTTGGGTAAAGCACCATCCACGTTCCGCCAGAGGGATATGACCTAGTGGGTAAGCTAGAGCGCATCGACAAAGGCGACATACTGCCACGGTCCCTCCCGCCGGCAGGCATCTCGCGCCTTGAGGCTGCCGCTTATATAGGCGTGTCCGGTTCGCTGTTCGATGAAATGGTGGCCGATGGCCGGATGCCAAAACCCAAGAAAATCAATGGGCGGGTGGTCTGGTCCGTGAGGGCCTTGACCCTGGCCTTTGAGGCGTTGCCTGATGGCTCCCAGGGGAACTCTTGGGAAGCCATATGCTCATCAGACTCAAAGACGGAAGCGGGTCGGTGAACCTCAAGTACATAAGCGAGGAGCCTGACCGGCACGGGAATATCCGGGTGTATTTCCGCAAAAGAGGCTCGGCAAGGAGGCGCTTGCGCGCTGAGGTCGGGACTGAGGCCTTCCTGCGCGAGTACAAGGACGCCCTGGCGGGGCAGCAGAGCGCCGTTATCCGCGCGCCCGCCGTGGTCAGCGGCACGTTAAGGTGGCTCTGGGTGCAGTACAGCGCCTCTCCCGCGTTTGGGCGCCTCGATAAAGCTACCCAGGCAATGCGCCGCGGTCAGATAGAAAACATGCTCCCCAAGTGGGGGCTGGGGCTCTTGGCTGAACTGTCCGCCAAATACGTTCGCAGGATGGTGGACGATAAGGCAGGCACGGGCGACGCCTACGCCCCACACGCTGCCGACAACCTTCTGAAAACCCTCCGTGCGCTGTTTAAGTGGGCCGTCACCAATGACTACATGACGACCAACCCGGCCCGGGACGTTGAGAAGATCAACGAGGCCAGTGAGGGGCACCACACTTGGACCGTGGATGAAATCAAGCAATACCGGAAGCGCCACCCGGAGAACACGAAGGCCGGGCTAGCCCTGGCGCTCCTGCTGGGGTCGCCAAAACTCATATATTCCAGTATGTTATCTGGAAAGTGCGGCACAAGTTTTCCAGCAGATTCATTAGGTTTTCTGCGGCTGTGTGTCGCACCTTTTGGCGTGGAAGGAGTCTCTATAAATGAGCGAGTGGCTTCCAATAGAATCAGCCCCCAAGGATAGTCTTGTCCTGTTGAACGTCCCCAAACCGCCGAGGGGTGATTCAGAAGTGCCCGCCATCGTGGTCGGGTGGTTTGAGAAGGACTGGGGCGGCGAAACCGGGCACTGGGTGTCAGGGCATAGCACCGTTGAGAGCTGCTACGAATCAATGGGGCCATGCTCGGCAAATATGACCCTAAACCCGACCCACTGGATGCCCCTTCCCCCGCCTCCGCAGGAGCTAGGTAAATGACCAGCAAATCAACAGAGGATTACGGCAACTGGCATCAGGTCGAGATTCGATGCAAGGAAGACCTTTATCCCATCGTGGAGGTCTACCGCGAACACTCGAGAATGGGAGTGAATGAATTTTTCGCTGAGCGCGGATTGCCCCCGGTTGAATATCCCGATTGGATGGGTCTGCCCGACGATGAAAAGCGTGTGTGGGTCTACGGGTTCTTGCGCGCGATCAAGTCGCTTAGTGTGTGGGGAGTAGTTTACCCCGGTGAGCCTGAGCCCACCGGGGAGCCCGATGCCGATGCGGGAGCGGCCGACGCTGCAATCGGCAGAGCGGGAGACGGGAGAGTCTATCGCAGGCGGGGGCGAAGGTGAAGCACTACCGCCTCCGGTCGGCAGTAGCGGCTAGTTTGGCACGGCTATGAAGTCCGAATAACTAAGCCACCGCATACGCGAGCAGCACCATGAAACCCACCCTTGGCGACCAAGCACTGATCGACCGGTTTGTTGCCTACCACGAAGCCCCTTTGAACGGGGCGTGGGGGAGCCTCCACATTGTCTTGGATGACGGGAATGTGGACGACAGCAGCGTACGCCATTGCAAGGATTGGGCGGTGGAGAGAGGCGATGCCGAGGGCGCGGCTTTGGCGGACATACTGCTCACCATGTCAAAGACGCAGCGGCATAAGCTACCCAATAAAGTCTGGGCGGTTATAAAGGCAAAAGCTCAATCGCCAGCGCCATAGTCCACACCCCCGCGACCCATCCCCAGAAGTACTTTCTCCCTGTGGCGTCCCACCAAGACACGGCGTTATCCAGTCCTTCAGCGGGGTCCATCGGTCCACACATCCCAAGCTGACACGTTCATATTCAGGTCGCCCATGAACAGGGCTGCGTGTGGGTCGTTTCCAAGGGTGGGGAAGTCTGGGGTTTGTTCAATCGCAACAGCCTGCCCGTTTACGAAGAACGCCCAGCGCCCATCGTAATCAATCCGCAGATCCACGAGATGCCCTGCTG